GCATCAATGCAAGAGCCAGGTGCAGAGGATCGTCTGGAAGAAGTGTTAAAAGAGCGCCTGCGGAATGCGGCGCGGATTAAACAGGACGTGGAAGTGTGGATCAATACGATTCCGGTGCGGATGCAGCGTATTATCCGATATCGGATTTTTGAAGGAATGACATGGGAGCAGGTAGCTATACGCATGGGGCGCGGGGCGACTGAAATTAGCATGAAAAAAGAGTATTCGAGATTTATGGGATAAAAATAAATTTTGTCACGAATGTCACACATGTCACGAATCAAAGTGGTATAGTGTATCATGAAGCTAAAGGCTTATAGCTGACAGCTTCAACGGACACGCTTGCAAGAGCGTTGAATGCTCCTCCGTATGTACTTCAACCCCACTGGACAGTGACCCCGGCGGGGACCCCCTGGGGCGTAGCTCAGTCGGTTAGAGCAGCTGGCTTATATCCAGCGTGTCGAAGGTTCGAGTCCTTCCGTCCCGATTTGGCGGTTGTTTGGCGGAACAGCACGCCGATCCACTTGTTTTGTGGTTCATGGTAATAAATATCCTTTCGAGATAGCACCTGTCGCGAGATGGGTGCTTTTCTTTTGTCAGAATATGAGGTATGATGAAAGAAAAGAGAGGGGAAAATTATATGGATTACTTGGATAAATTATTTAGTCAACATGTTTTTATTTACAAAATCAGTGGCAAGTATTATGCGTTTGGAATTCGAGTTTGTGCTGAATGTAAAATGAACATCCCGGCATTGGAACTAAGATATAATAGATATTGTAAAGCATTTAATGAATCTGTGTCTCAGCATGAAGCAAATGACATTTTCAAGAAATTAAAGTTTATTGCAGAATTTGTGAGGGACAAGGCGGGCGAATGTGAGAAACCCAAAGAAGAAATAAAAGAATTTAATTTCAATGATTTAGAAATGAAAGAATTGAAGAATCAAGTTGAGAAGTATGCTGAGTTTTGGAAAAAATATAAATTATATGAGTTTTCACAGGCATAAATGCATATTTGAATATTAAAGGGTCGCCCAGCGTGGCTCTTTTCTTATCCCCAAAAACAAACACGATTGAGAGGTGGTGGTATGGCAAGAGCGCCGGACGCCAGAGTAGATCAGGCGAAAGAATTATATCAGCAGGGCAAGAAGCTGGTTGAGATATCGGCGCAGCTTGGAGTACCAGAAGGAACCGTCCGCAGGTGGAAACACACCTACGGATGGGATGGCGAACGTTCGGGAAAGAAAAGCGAGCGTTCGAAAAAGAAGAACGAACGATCGGAAAGAGTAAAGAAAGCGGTTGCAGAGGAAGTGGGACAGGTTATAGAAAACCCTGACTTGAATGACAAGCAACGGCTTTTTTGCTTGTATTACGTTCGATGCTTCAACACTACAAAAGCCTACCAGAAAGCGTACGGTTGTGATTATGCAACGGCGGCATCTGTCGGATATAGATTGTTGGCGAAAGATGGAGTTAGAGCCGAAATCCAGCGCTTAAAGCAGGCGCGCCTTAACCGGGAGCTTCTGGATGAGTCTGATATCTTCCAGAAGTACATGGATATCGCGTTCGCGGACATTACCGATTATGTCGAGTTCGGGCGGGAAAAGGTTCAGGTCATGGGAGCGTTCGGACCAGTTATGATAACGGATGAGGAAACAGGGCAGAAGGTACCAGTTACCAAAGTCATCAATACAGTTCGCTTTCGGGAGTCCTGCGATGTGGACGGCAGCATCATTGCCGAAGTTAAGCAGGGTAAAGATGGGGCGAGCGTAAAGCTGGCTGACCGCATGAAAGCGCTGGAATGGCTGGCGGCTCATATGGACTTAGCCACTGACGAACAGCGGAGCCGGATGGAGCATTTGAAAGCCCAGACCGATAAGATAACTGGACAGGGACAAGAGATAGAGGATTTGGATGAGATAGAGGGCGAGATTTATGGCAAGTAAGACGGTTAAGAAGAAAACCATAGAATTTAAGTTCTCGGAAAAGCATAAGGAGTATATCCGGAAGTGCCATGAATGTTCCTACAATGTGGCGGAGGGCGCTGTTCGTGCCGGTAAAACGGTGGACAACATCTTCGCGTTCGCGCATGAGCTGAAAACGGCTCCGGATCGAATCCACCTGGCAACCGGATCGACGGTCGGAAACGCCAAGCTGAACATCGGGGACTGTAATGGTCTGGGGTTGGAGTGGATTTTCCGAGGTCAATGCCACTGGGGCAAATACAAAGACAATGAGGCTTTATTTGTCAAGGGACCATCGACGCGCTGGCAACAGAAGATAGTTATCTTCGCAGGTGGCGGCAAGGAAGACAGCTACAAGAAGATCCGAGGCAACTCTTACGGTATGTGGATTGCCACGGAGATCAACTTGCATCATGATAAAACCATCAAGGAGGCGTTTAACCGTCAGTTGGCGGCGAAACGCTTAAAGGTCTTTTGGGACTTAAACCCGGATAACCCGCGTGCTGCCATCTACTCAGAGTACATTGACCGATACCAGAAGCAGCAGGAGGCGGGAGAGTTCCCGGGTGGGTACAATTATATGCACTGTACCATCTATGATAATATCAACATCACGCCGGAACGTCTGCATGAGATTGAGAGCCGATACGATATTAATTCGATTTGGTATCTTCGGGATATCAAGGGGATGCGCGTGGTGGCAACGGGTCTGATTTACCGCCGTTTTGCGGATGCTATCAGCACAGGTTCCAGCACGCTCGAGATTCAGGGTAAGCCAACGGATCTCATGGAGATCAATCTTGGTATCGACTTCGGCGGCAGCGGGTCGGGGCATTCGTTCACGGCTACCGCAATCACGCGGGGATATCATAACGTGATCGCTCTTGCGTCTGAGTGGATTCGATGCAAGGATGAGTCTGGCAACCAGATAGAGATAGATCCTCAGATGCTGGGGGATATGTTTTGCAACTTTGCCCGGCGGGTCCTTGGCAAGTACGGATATATCACGACGGTGTATGCGGATAGCGCAGAGCAGACATTAATCGCCGGCATCCGGAGCAGTCTCCGGCGTAATGGTCTCGGATGGATAAGGGTCGAGAATGCCCTAAAAGCTCCCATCAATGACCGTATCAACGCGGTGCTTATTCTGATGGCACAGGGGCGCTTTTGGTACGTTGAGGGAGAGTGTGACAGTCTGGTAAGTGCGCTGTGCACAGCAGTGTGGGATCCGAAGGAACTGACGAAGAATGTCCGGTTGGATGATGGAACCAGTGATATCGACTCTCTGGATAGTTTTGAGTACACATTGGAGCGGCGGATCAGCCAGCTTATTAAATATGGGTGATGAAAAATGAATTATACGAAAATGTATGAGGCATTGCGGAAAGTCCTCGGAAATGAGCAGATTGATTTTGCCATGTCCGGACGGAGCAGTGCCTTGATTGAATTATGGTCCCGGATGTATGAGGAAAAAGCCCCTTGGCTGCATAATACAGACAATGCCAATATTCCCGCGACGATAGCGGGAGAGATTGCAAGACTGACTACGCTGGAGCTGCAGAGCAAGGTGGAGGGAAGTCCAAGGGCTGAATGCATGGATGCGGTTTATCAGCAGGTGCTTGGAAAACTCCGAGTACAGACAGAATATGCGTTTGCGAAAGGCAGTATGGTGTTTAAACCGTACATCACACCTGACGGAACCATCGCGGTCCAGTATATCCAGGCGGATATGTTTTTCCCACTTGATTTTGACTCCGAAAAAATGACGCGCTGTGCCTTTTTGGATCAGTTCCGGAAAGGCAATGCCATTTATAGCCGAATCGAACTGTATTTGCTGGATGGAGACACGCTCTCAATTAAGAACCGGGTCTTCGTGGCGAGGACAGAGGGAACTTTAGGCTCGGAGATTCCGATCGGAAGCGTTCCAAGATGGTCGGAACTGGCGGAAGAAATGCAGTTTTCTGGTGTCAGCAAGCTGCCGATTGGGTATTTTGCGGTGCCACTTGGAAATAACAAAGATTCCGGCAGTCCGCTGGGCGTTTCTGTTTATTCACGGGCAATTAAACAGATTGAGGACGCAGATCGGCGATATTCGCAGATTAACTGGGAGTATGACAGCAAGGAGACAGCGGTACATATCGCTCAGAGCCTGCTTAAATATAATCCAGATACAAACAGCTATGAGTATCCGGGCGGCAAGGAACGTCTGTACAGAGGCGTCGAATATGCCGCTGGCGCGCAGGACAAGCCGCTTCTGGATGTCTTTTCTCCGGCTATCCGCGACACAGCGTACTACAATGGCTGGAATCAACAGATGCGCCTGATTGAGTTCCGGTGCAATCTGGCTTACGGCACTTTGTCAGATCCAAACAACACGGACAAGACGGCAGAGGAAATCAAAGCCAGCAAGCAGCGATCTTATGATTTTATTTCGGATTGCCAGAGAGCTTTGCAGAAAGCGCTGACAGATTTGGTTGACGCGATGGCATTCTGGTGCGACATCTACCATCTGTGCCCTGCCGGAGCTTATCATTTGTCTTTCCAATGGGATGATTCCATTGTAGTTGACGCCAAGGCCGAGCGCGACAACGATCGTGCCGATGTAGCAATGGGAGCGATGGCACTGTATGAGTACCGGATGAAATGGTACGGAGAAACCGAAGAGGAAGCCAAAGCTGCAATCAGTGAAATCAGCAGCACAGGGGAAGTGATTGAGTGACGCAGGGAGAACTTGAAAAACTGGCGCTGAAAACTGGAAATCTGTTTTCAGAATTGGAGATCCGGATCATGTCGGATGTTGCCAGGCGAATCAAAGACGCAGGCTTTTCGACCGCTTCGTCTGACTGGCAGATCCGGAGGTTGGAGGAACTAAGGAAGGCAGAATCAGAAATAAAAGACTGGGTGCAGGAAACACTGCAGAAGAGTGACGAGGAAATGGAACACATTTTTTCAGATGAAGTGTATGAGCAGTATTATCAGCACTCCAGAGCCTACAAAGCATCCGGCGTCAAGATGCTGCCGTTCGAAGAGAACACGCCGCTCATCCGGCTGACCGAAGCGGTCAAGTCTCAGCTTTCGGGAGAATATAAGAATATCGCCGGTTCAATGGGCTTCGCGATTCGCGGACCTGATGGACGTATACAGGCATCGCCGCTTATGACGTTCTACCGCTCCACGCTGGATAATGCTGTTCTGGATATACAGTCTGGCGGGTTTGACTATGGGACTGTCCTCAAGCGTACCGTGAGCCGCATGACGAACTCAGGACTTCGGTGGATTGATTATGATTCAGGCGTTCACAGCCGCGTGGATGTGGCGGCCAGAAGGGCGGTTATGACCGGCTTCCGGCAGGTTCAAGGCAAGATAAATGAGCAGGTGGCAGCAGACCTCGGGACAAACACTTATGAGGTGTCCTATCATGTAGGTGCCCGTCCGTCGCATCAGCCCTGGCAAGGGCGTGTCTGGACGATGGAGCAGCTTCAGAGCGTTTGCGGGCTTGGTACCGTGACGGGTCTGCATGGAGCAAACTGCTATCATGATTACAGCCCGTTTATTCCTGGCGTGTCCACGCGGACATACACCGACGATCAGCTGCAAGAGATGCTAGACGAGGAAAACACTCCGAAAGATTACTACGGCAAGTCCTATACCACTTATGAGGCGTTACAGGAGCAGCGTAAGATGGAGAGGAATATGCGGGCGACTCGGCAGCAGGTAAAGCTGTTGCAGGCGGGCAGTGCAGATGAAAAGGATGTTATCCTCAAGAAAGCCAAGTATCAGGGACAGTTGCAGAAATACGCGGATTTTTCAAAGGCAATGCATCTGCCGGAGCAGAAGCAGCGGATCACACAAGATGGTCTGCGCGGACGGTTTACACCGACAAAGACAGAACAGAAAAGGCTTGAAGAGTCGGAGAAAAATGATAAAATAAAGGCAGGTATAAAGCAAGCCGGAATGAGGGGAGAAATCACATTGAATCCAAGCATTCCGGATGTTAGTAAGCTGTCGTTTGATGATGCTCATGTAAACAAAGAAAGAAACCACGGCGTGACGGAATTAGAAGCTAAAAGTTATATTCAGAATGCGTTGTTTTCGACAACAAAATGGAATGGAGCATTTACGAATTATTACAGTGATAAAGGTGCGGCTTTTGTTAATAACGAGAACAATTCTATCAGAACAGCGTTTAAGAGAGAGCAATACGATGATGTTGCTGAGGCAGCGATGGAGGTGTTAAAGCATGGAGGCGCCTGATGTTGTATTATGTCCATTGGTGGATGTAGAAATAGAAAATATTGATTGTATTGAAAACTCAGATGCGGTAGATGGGATCATAAAGAAAGAAACTGTCCCGTTAAGATTTAAGAAAAAATCCGACTGGGAAACAATATGTAAGAATTGCAAGTGGCATGGTTATTGATTTGTGGTGGCAGAATGATATGGCAATAAAAAAACTTAGCTGTCCGTTAATGGATACGGAAATTGATGAAGGAATATGCTATGACATCCACATGAATGTGGAAGGGCTGGCACCAGAATGGACAATTTCCGAGAAGGTGTTAGAAACTCCAGATTATAAAAAAATATGCTTGCAATGTCCGAACCATAGGGACGATTAAATACCACCCGTCAGCAGATAGGTGGTATTTTTATAACCAAAATCAGTTATCAGCACGCAGAAATGCGTGTTATTTTTATACTCTTTTGGCGTGGCTGCCGTAAAAGCCTACTTTTAGGATGGACGGCTACCCATCGTAAAAAGCCGAGAAAGGAAGCAGCATGGCAATTTTTAAGACTGAGACACTCAAGGAAAAAGGACTGACACAGGAACAGATTGATTATATCATGGCGGAGGCTGGAAAGCAGGTGAACTCCCTGACGGCGGAGAGGGACGGCTATAAGAATCAGCTTGCGACCGCACAGGCATCCCTGAAAGCAATGGAGGGGATCGATGCAGCGGGACTCCAGACCAAAATCAATGAATTATCCGAGCAGATGAAGGGCAAGGATGCGGAGATCGAGAAAATCAAATCCGACTATGCGTTTGATGCGGCGGTCAAGGAGGCGATCCGGAAGGCATCCGGCAAGAACGAGCGCGCGATCATGGCGCTTCTGGATGTGGATGGCTTAAAGGCATCGAAGAATCAGACACAGGACATTGACGCGGCTCTGGCAGCGGTTAAAAAGGATAATGATTACCTGTTTGGCAGTTCTGCGCCGGTTCCGAGAGTGGTAAGCAGCACATCAGGCATCAATAACGATGCACAGACAAAGAGAGAACAGGCGAACGAAGCACTGAGAAACCTGTTCGGAAAAGGAGAGTAAAATATGGCAGTAAATATCACAGATAGATCAGCAGTTGAAGCTTTAATCCGTGAGCAGATTGTATCTACCATCTTCCAGGATGCACCGAAACAGTCCGCATTCATGGGAATGGCGCGCAAGCTTCCAAATATGACATCCAAGCAGACCCGTATCCGCGTTCTGGACTTCCTTCCGACCGCATACTGGGTGGATGGCGACACCGGGATGAAGCAGACTTCTATGCAGGCATGGGATAATGTATATCTGACTGCGGCAGAGCTGGCGGTTATCGTGCCGATTCCGGAGTCTGTATTTGATGATGCCGAGATTGATATTCTGGGCGAGATTACCCCAAGAGTCAATGAGGCAATCGGTCAGAGAGTCGATGCGGCAATTATCTTTGGCGATAACAGACCGAGAGAGTGGCAGGCAGATATCATTACCCTGGCGCGTCAGGCTGGGAACAATGTTTCCCCATCTTCCGGTAAGGACTACTACGATCTGACACTCGGAGAGGGCGGTGTATTCTCTAAAGTTGAGGATGATGGCTATGCGGTAACCGGAGCAATCGCCCCGATGACGTTCAAGTCCAAGCTGAGAGGACTGCGTGATTCAAACAAGCAGCCGATTTTCACACATAATATGCAGGATTCCAGCAAGTATGCGCTGGATGGCGTACCGATCCAGTTCCCGGAGAACGGTTCCTTTATGCCGGATATCGCACAGCTGGTTGTCGGCGATTTCTCCAAGGCTGTTTACGCGATTCGCCAGGATATTACCGTAAAACTGCTGACAGAGGGCGTTATCCAGGATCCGAATACGAAGGATATCGTTTATAACCTGGCACAGCAGGATATGATTGCGCTTCGTGTAGTATTCCGCATGGGCTGGGCGCTCCCGAATCCGGCAACCCGCCTCAATGAGGATCGTACCGGCTGCACGTTTGCTTATCTGGAGCCGGGCACTCCGGCTGTTACCCAGAAGGTAACCTTTACGGTAACGGATGGCAAAGAGTCCAGCCCGACGGCCTATGAGGATGTCCGTATCAACGTAGATGGTGCGATCCTTAAGACGGATTCGGCTGGTAAAGCGGAATTTAACCTGAGAAAAGGCACCTATGCGGCAAAGATCACGAAGAAAGGCTTTGTTCCGGTAACGGAGACGTTCACGGTTGACGCTTCTGCCGTAAACAAGGCGATCACTCTGGTAGCGCAGGCCTAGTAAGGAGCTGATGCAATGGCTTATGCAACGCGGGATTATTACATTTCTGGTTATCTGCAGGGGCGTTCCCCTGCGGTGCCGGATGCGGATTTCCTGTTCTGGGAAAAGCAGGCGGAGCGGATCGTAGACAGCTATACATTCGACCGAATTAAGGCGAATGACAGCCTTTTGACGGATGATGTGAAAGATTGCACCTGTGAGCTGACAGAACTGCTCTATCGGGCGGACAAGGCTTCACAGAGCACATCTGATTTTGGCGGTCCGTTGACATCGTATTCCAACGACGGAGAATCCGGCACGATTGACCTGTCACGGTCGATTTACACCGAAGAGGGGAAACGGAAAAAGTGCCGGGAGATCATCTGCCGGTATCTGGGAAATACACCACTGCTTTATCGGGGGGTGTGAGAATGAACCCGAATTACAATCAGATAATTACAGTCTTCCGGAAGGTTGGAACGGCGTGGAGCAAGAGTGTGTTCGAGCAATGTTTTTGGAAGTCTGGGATCACCGTGGTTCAGAATGATACTGAAGCATCGCAGACGAACACCTACACAGTACGTATTCCCCTGGAAGCGGCTGGAAGCGATTTTTCGGCGTCTCCGGGGGATGTAGTAGTGTTAGGCGAATGTGCGGACGAGATCACTGGAAAAAGCCCTAACACGGCGGCGGAAGTCCTGCGCCGGAATAAGCCGAATGCGTTTCTTGTCAGCGCATATTCAGACAACACCGCCTATCGGATGGCGAAGCACTACAGACTGGGGGGCTGATGATGGATGTCGAAATCAAATGGAATAAAACATCGGATCAGATTGCCAAAGAGAAAACAAGGGGCAATGATGGCCTTCTGTTTCTCGCCAACGAGGCAAAACGGCTGATGGATCCGTATGTTCCGGCTGACAGCCTGGCACTTGCCCAGAATGTCAGTGTCCATGTAGAGGGAGACACTGGTGTGATTGAGTATCAATCGCCATATGCTCATTATCAATACAAGGGCGTGGCATACGGTCCGAACTATCCGCTGATGGATGGCGGCGCTGTGATGGGATATTATTCCCCACCACACAAGTCCTCCACCGGAAAGAAGCTGAAATACAGCCATTTCCGCCATCCGCAGGCTACATCCGAATGGGACAAGGCTATGATGAGGGCGCGCAAGGGCGATCTGGTGCGGGCACTGGAAAACTATCTCGGAGGTAAGTGACATGACAAAGCATGATGCAGTGACGGCGTTCTTCCAACCAAAAGCCGAGGAGCTAGCGGGTCAGTACCTGGAATTTAACTATTCGGATGATTACAGCGGCATTTCGCTGGTAACAAACTATTCGGATAAGCTGCTTAAAAAGTATCTTTGGGGGTCTGAAAAAGAATATGGTTTCTCGATTATAATTGTGCAGCCGTATTCGACCGATACGGACGATCTGAACCTCACGGCGATGAATTTCGCCCAGGCTTTCATGGATTGGCTGGAAGAGCAGAATAAAAAGCGGAACTATCCGGAATTTCCGAATAGTTGCCAGATAAAGAAGATGGAGACGCTCCAGAATATGCCAAATCTGGCGGGCGTCAATGTAAAGGAAGGAATGGCGCGGTACATGGTACAGTGCCGGATTGTCTATTTTGAGAAAGGAGACAAGCGATGAAAATCAGTGAATTAATGGCAGGCGTTACACCAAACGCATCTTATGAAGGCTGGGTAACGGCAGATGACTGGGTACTGGCGATTGATACCAGGCCGTCGGCAGAAGCAGCTACAGAAGTAAAAAATTATGAGGTTGTGCAGATGGGGGTCGAGGGTCTGGATGCGAATCTTAACCCGGTAACGTCAGAAAAAACCTATATCCGTGCCGGAAAATCTACCCAGAAGACTGGAACAGCAAGATCCTTTGCGGTATCCGGTGATCGTTATATTGGCGATCCGGCGCAGGATTTCATGCTGTCCCATGCGATGAAATATGCGAAAGGTAACGCAGCGGTAACGAATTATGTGTACTTCTGTATGCTCAATGGTAAAGGTGAGAAAGGTCAGGTGTCCGTCATCGTCAATTCAGAGGGTGGCGGCAATGCGGGAGAATCATCGTCCATCGATGTCAACCTGCAGAAGATTGGGGCAGAACCGGCGGAGTATACATATTCAGCGGAATAGGAGGATGAACTATGCAGATCAGAGGAAGAGAAGTCGATTTTAAAATCGGGCGTTTAAAGGATGCCGCAGCATTTGAAAAGGCTCTTGACAAGATGAGCAAGACGGAAAAGGAAGTCAATAAAAAGGAGGCACTCAGCGAGATTATTGCAGCAAAGATTGAAATGTTTCGTGCTTTTGTTAAAGAATCAACAGGCGAGGATGTCCTGGAAGACTGTGATGATCTGGAAGAGGCGAAAGGCGCTTATATTGATATGCTTTTAGGAATCAAAAAACAGAAAGAAACGCTGCTCGGATTTTCAATGGATGAGATCAAATGAAATGGTCAGTAACGTTTGACAAACTTCCCGGTACGGCACGCATTGGTGGGATAGTTTATGACATTTCTTTTGGCTACCGCACCATGATGGCAGCGGAGATTGAAATGTTCCGGCAGGATATTAGCGATGAACAGAAGATGCTTAATGCGCTGAATCTGTTCTACGTTCGAAATATCCCGCCGGATCTGGATGCTGCGGTAGATTATATGCTGTGGTTCCATCGAGGCGGAGAACCAGCGCGGAAAGGTGGCGGTTCCAAACGTCGGACGGCGCGGCGGGGATATTGCTTTTTAAAGGATGCCCCGCTGATTTATGCGGCATTCCGGCAGCAGTACGGCATCAATCTCAGGCAGACGCCGAACGACTCCCTGCATTGGTGGGAGTTCCTGGCGATGTTTGAGGCACTGGACGAAAACACCCGGATGGCGAAGGTCATGTACTGGCGGACCTGTGATACCAAAGGAATGGGAAAAGAGCAAAAAGCGTATATCAAGCAGATGCGGACACTTTATTCCCTGGAAGAGCCGCAGGCAACGATGGATAGCCGGTTGAGACTGGCAAAGCGTAACGCAGATATGCGGGCGTATGTGAAAAGAAGGATGGAAGAATGCCGAAACGGGTAAAGTGCCCTTATTGCGGCTACTCCATGCTTATTTTTTTTACCGAAAAATCAGAGTGTCATGGAGTAACCGTCCCATGTAAAGGGCGGAATTGTGGAAAAGAATTTGAAATCAAGATAAGGAACGGAGAGCAAATCAAGTAGAGCCATTATGAGCCGATGATTTCTCTCACTGAAAAGTGAGGTGGAATAAATGGCTTATGATGGAACTGTAAAGATTGGCACAGAGCTGGATAGCAGCGGGATAAAAAAAGGCATCGAAGACATTAATGGAACGGCAAAGTCTGGATTTTCGAAGTTTAGTGAAATCGGAAAAAATGCGTTGTCTGTTTTTGCCGGAAATATGCTGACAGAAGTGGTCTCCCAGGCGAAGAATGCTGCGGGAGCTGTCCTGAACATCGGCATGAATTTCGAATCCGGAATGTCGAAAGTGCAGGCTATTTCCGGCGCATCCGGCGAAGACCTGGCAGCCCTGACGGATAAAGCTAAGGAGATGGGCGCAAAGACGAAGTTCAGCGCTACCGAGTCCGCCGAAGCGATGCAGTACATGGCAATGGCTGGATGGAAAACCGGCGATATGCTGAACGGCATCGAGGGTATCATGAACCTTGCTGCAGCATCCGGCGAGGACTTGGCAACCACATCTGATATCGTTACTGACGCACTTACCGCGTTCGGCTTGTCGGCACAGGACTCCACGCATTTTGCGGATGTCCTGGCACAGGCATCCTCCAATGCAAACACCAACGTCGGCATGATGGGCGAGACGTTCAAGTACGTGGCGCCAGTCGCCGGCGCAATGGGATATTCGGCGGAGGATGTTGCAACGGCGATCGGATTGATGGCAAACTCCGGAATCAAAGCGAGCCAGGCAGGTACATCCCTGCGAACCATTCTGACACGTATGGCAAAGCCAACCAAGGAAGTCCAGACGGCAATGGATCAGCTCGGTGTATCTGTCATAGACAGTGATGAAAACATGAAGTCGCTCCACGAGATTATGGACGACCTAAGATCTGGCTTTAGTGGATTGTCTGAGGCCGAGAAGGTCAATATGGCGGCTACGCTTGGCGAAACAGATGGAATGTCTGGTCTTCTGGCGATTGTCAACGCATCGGACAGGGATTATCAGAAACTGACAGATTCTATCAATAACTGTAGCGGCGCAGCTGAATCAATGGCAGAGACGATGCAGGATAATCTGGAAGGACAGCTCACGATTCTTGGTTCAACAGCAGAAAGCCTTGCATTGGAGATTTATGAGTCTGTCAAAGGTCCGCTGACGGATATGACAAAGCTGGGCATTGATGCGGTATCAAACCTGACAGAAGGATTCGAAACAGGCGGCGTCATGGGAATGATCGACGCTGCCGGTCAGATGGCGAGTGCATTTGCTGAGAATCTTCCATCGATTATCGAACAGGGGCTTCCGCTGGTAGAGGGCTTTACCGAAAACTTACGTTCCAACGCCGGAAAACTGGTTGATGGCGGCATTGATTTGATATTAAAGCTGGCACAGGGTCTGATGGACGGGTTGCCCGCGATGCTTCAGTATGTTCCGCAGATCATCATAAACATTGCCGGAATCATCAATGACAACGCACCAAAGCTGTTAATGGCCGGTGTACAGTTGATAGTGGTTCTTGGAAAAGGACTGATTCAGGCAATTCCGGATCTTATTGCAGCCTTGCCGCAAATTATCCAGGCGATCGTAAGTACCTTGCAGGCATTTAACTGGGTTAATTCTGGAATATATATTATTACGTTGCTGAGAAATGGCATTATATCAATGGTAGGTGCGATTGCCTCAGCTGCCGTAGAGATACTTAAAGCAATTGTTGGAGCAATACAGAGTTTACCGCAAAAGCTTCTTGAAATTGCCAAAAAGGCAGGTGAAGGAATTTCAAGTGGCCTAAAAGGGATGCTCGGAGCGATTAAAGGAGCGGCTACCAGCATCCTGAGTGGCATTGTGAGTGCTCTCACATCGCTGCCGTCCAAACTCTTAGGTCTTGCGAAAAATGGCGCCCAGAGCATCGTCAAGGGATTCACAGGGCAGTCGTGGGGCAATATCGGAAAGAATATCATCACAGGCATTACAGCCGGAATCACGGGTTCGGTTGGAAAGCTGGCAGAGGCGGCGAAGAATGCAGCGAAGAAAGCGTTTGATGCGGCAAAGGATTTCCTTGGTATTCATTCCCCATCGAAGCTGATGCGGGACGTTATCGGTAAAAACATGATCGCCGGATTTGAGAGCGGTATCGTGGCAGAAACACCGAATCTGGAAAAAACGTCGGCTGGCTCTGCTCAAAGGGCGGTGGAGAGTATGCAGGGAATTGCATTACAGAGATCCGGAACTGTGGTAGCAGGAAATCAGGTACCGCCGGCACCAACGCCGGGCGGCGGACAAGGAAACACAGTGGTTGTCCTCGAAAAAGGCAGCATAACCGGAGATGTGACAATGGATGGAGAAAAAGTAGGCACACTTGTAGCGCCTACAGTGGATACCGAGATTGAACGAGCGCGGAAGGAGAGTGAACGATGATTTATCCAGATGTGCAGATGGCAGATATAAAAACCTTTACAGACTGGGGGCTGAAATTGGAATCGATAAATATTTCCTTCCCCGAAGTTAAGACGGATCAGGTAGATATTCCAGGAGCGAACGGGCTCCTGGATCTGTCTGAGGTAAACGGTCAGATTTGTTATAAAAACCGAACGCTGACCTTGAATTTTTCCCTGTTTGACGATTACACGGAATGGCATGATTTAAGCAGTAAAATCGCCAAGACGTTGCACGGAAAGGTTATCAAGTGCGTTCTGCCAGACGATCCGAACTATTACTATGAGGGGCGTTTTTCATTGCAGACGACAAAAAGCAATGATGTGCTGGCGGATTTTGTGATTACTGGCGATGTGCAGCCATTTAAAATGGAACGGTACACAGCGGCGGAAAATTGGCTGTGGGATCCGTTTTCATTCGAGAACGGCATAGCCAGAGGATATAGTGGCATATCAATCTCCGGTTCCCTGTCGGTTGATGTGACCGGATCTGATATGCCGATAGTTCCGGAGATCACCTGCAGCGCGGCCATGACGGTAGAGGTAGGCGGTAAGACGTTTGAGCTGACGGAAGGAGTCAATAAAAACTATGACATCATCCTGGGATCCGGAACAAACGTTATGAAATTTACTGGCACCGGCACCGTGTCGATTGATTTCAGAGGAGGTGTACTGTAGATGTATAAAGTTACAGTGGTTACGGATGGAAAGGAATATCCGCTTTTGAACCAGGTTCTCCGGCTGGAGAATCCAACGCTGAAAGAATATGCCGGCAACTCTCCGGGGTATCTTAAATTTAAGATTACGCCGAAGCATCCGTATTATGACAAGATTCTGCCGCTGTCTTCCGAATTATTTGTTTATGAGGACGGAATGGAGATCTTCCGAGGGCGGAGCATGACGACCGAAGAAGAGTTTAACCGGACACATCAAATCACTTGCGAATCGGATCTCGCATACCTATGCGACAGCATCATCCGGCCATTTGAGTTCCAGGGCAGTATTGTGGAGTTTATGACTCAGGTGTTGAAGGTTCACAATGAACAGGTAGAGGCACGTAAACAGTATCTTCTGGGGCGCGTCAATGTGGTAGATAGTAACAACTACATTAACCGTAGCAACTCTGATTATTCGTGCTCTCTGGACTGCCTGCGGGATAAGCTGGTAAAGACCCACGGCGGATATCTCAGGACCCGGTGCGAAGCTGGAAAGCGCTATCTGGACTATCTGACGGATGGCGGCGGGACAAACGATCAGGTTATCCGGTACGGCGTCAATCTGGCAGATTACAGCAAGACGCAGGATGCCACGGAGCTTTTTACTGCGCTGATTCCGACCGGCGCAGACCTGGAAGATACCTCCTCCAGCGGAGAGAGTACCACCAAAACAGTCGATATTACATCCGTGAATGGCGGCAAAGATTTTATTTACGATGAGGATGCGGTGCAGCGGTACGGCTGGATCTTCCGTCAGCACAAATGGGAGGATGTCACACTGCCGGAAAACCTCATCAAAAAGGCGCGGGCGTATCTGGAGCAGTCCATCTATTTGAGTGATGTTTTAAAGCTGACGGCGGTGGATCTGGCGAACGTGAATGTCGATATCAAGCGTTTGAAAACTGGGTACTGGACAAAGGTTATATCCCGTCCTCACGGTGTGGATGTTATGTATATCCTGGAAGAACGTACGCGAAACCTGCAGGAGCCAGGAAAAGACACAGTTTCTCTGGGCGGCACGATTGCTACGTTATCTGGCAGCATGGCGAAATCCCAAAAGGAATTATCTGCGAAAGTGGAGCAGGTGGGACAGGCGGCGACAAAAGGCATCGACCAGAAGATTAATAATGCAACGCAGCTCATCAGCGGTGGGCTCGGCGGTTATGTGGTAATTGGACGCTCAGAGAACGGTCAGCCAGAGGAAATTCTAATTTTGGACGCGCCGACGAAAGCCAATGCCAAGAACGTGATCCGGCTCAATAAGAACGGCATTGGATTTTCCACCAGCGGATACAATGGAGTATATCGGAATGCCTGGACCATCGACGGAAATCTGATTGCGGATTTTATTACATCTGGAACAATGTATGCGGACCGGATTAAGGGCGGGACGCTGGCACTGGGCGGATCAGGTAATGGCAATGGGGTTTTGAAAGCCTACGACAAAACAGGCAATATGATCTGCTCACTTAATAACGAAGCATTTTCATTATGTGGAGATGGAGTAACGGTGGATTTTGATGTATCTCATTATATAGGCGATTCTAGTGATGATAATGAAGTATGGTCGGCTGTTCGAATTGCTGACAAAGGTACATGTATCAAAATGACGCCAGATGATATTAGAATATTTGATGGGTTAGGAGAAAACTTAGACGGAAATTATTGTGAAATATATCATTTTGGAATTGAATTTTGCGAAAACGGAGAAAGGGCAGCAGGACTCAACCCGGATGAAATGTATGTTGCCGGAGACGCTACGGTCGGCGGAGATCTGAATGTAACAGGAAAAAAGCACCGGATTGTGCAGACGCCAAACTATGGAAAACTTTGCTTGTCAGCTTATGAGACCGCATCTCCGATGTTTGGAGATGTTGGCAGCGGGCAGATAGGTGAGGATGGACAATCTTATGTTTGGCTGGATCCGATGCTTACGCAGGTCATATCCGGAGAATATCAAGTGTTTTTACAAGGATATGCGGATGCGCTGTTTTATGTCTCTGAACGGTCAGCGGAGCGCTTTGTGGTGCAGGGACCGCCGGGGGCTGGGTTTGACTGGGAGGTTAAGGCAAAACAAGCAGGTCATGAGCAGGAGCGTCTTGACCGATGGAACCGGAAAGAGAAGCGGCAGAAAGAGACGTTGGGAATCTTTGGTACTGAATATTATCAAAAATATATGGAGGGCTTGATAAAATGAAAAAAGTAACGGCAATCACAACCTTTGAGACGGCAGCAGGAATGCGGGCGAGCATCGTTTACAGTGAGATCAACGATGAGGGAGTTATCACAAAGGACAACGTCCGTCTGGATCGTATCATAGTGGATAAAGACATCCTCAAAAGCGTGGCAGCAGTGACGAACTATGCACAGGAGCTTGTAGATGGATTGGAGGGCTAAAGATGGCGGTTGATAACATTGATTTAAGCGGAGAGATTAAAGCCTGGAAAGATGCGGCTTACGGCAAGGATGTCAGGGCGGCAAATGTGGCGGCATTTGAGAAGATACAAGGAACTGTGAACGATACGGTGCAGAATGTTAATCAGGCGTCCAAGGATGCTTCCAGCGCATCGCAGAATGCACAGAAAGCGGTTGATGATATCCAGTCGGCAATCGAAACTGCCACAAGCAAAGCGAGTGAGGCGGCCGGAAGTGCAACAGCAGCGGATACCTCGAAGAAAGCGGCGGCAAGTAGCGCAGCGGCAGCGGATAATTCAAAGACACAAGCGGCAGCATCGGCAGCGGAAGCAAAAAAGATTGCTCAGGGTTTGGGCGATTTTGACGGAACGGCTGCGAAAGTCAAGACTACCGATACATACGGTTTGGTAGTGAGTGCCTTGGGGGAGAGTACCGCGCAGGCGCTGATTGACGCGATCGCCAATAAGGTTATGAATGAGCTCATCAACAAAAATAAGATTGTAAATAACCTTTTGGCAACGGATGCCTCCACCGTTCTGGCAGGAACGCAGGGCGCGGCGCTGGATAAAAGGCTGGTGGCGGCAGAGAATGCGGTTACTAAGTTAAATAGCGAGGCTTCCACTCATCTAAAAGAAAGTGGTAGCGAAAATAGCTTTTGCGCTGCTTTTCAATCGAGATATCAATATTACACTAATGTTAATTATATGCTAGCAAACGGAATCTACAAAACGGGCAAAACGGGCTTGAATCTTCCGTTTGAGAGCTATTGGATCATAATAACCTTTAACACATCCAACAACCTTGGAAATAGTTCGACCGCTTGGATCACGCAATTTGCCATTTCAACCGATTCGAGTGACAAAGCTATTTATTTTCGAAGAAACATAAACTACACCCCGACCACTTGGGAATCCTGGAATAGACTTGTAGCAAGTTAAATAGCGAGCTCTCCGAAAAGGCAAAAATAACAAATATTTCTTCACTTTCCAGTATTGGCGATATATTTAAAACATATAGCAAAAATGGCAGCATCCCTGTGATTGGAATTATAAACTGGGATACAACTCTAGCTCCGGATCAAAATGTTACTATTGCCTTTGTTTGGAATTACTTGATAGTGGCAATCAGTTCTAGTGGATGTATTTATACCGCTAGTCCAAATGCAGCTACGTGGCAAAAGAGAAACTAAAAACCATTTTCACGGGGCGCGAAAATGATGGGATATATCTAAAATCGTAATTTAACTGAGTAAATTTTACGAAATCTCTCTAATCTGGTACTCTTGAAGCATCAGGAAGGAGAGATTTTTGTATGATTGAAGAATTGCTAATGAATGTGGTAAACGCAATGAGTAGCTGCTTGGATGAAGAGCAGCTGGATAAGCTACAGAATGTTCTGTACATCAATTTCCACGATGTGAGAGTAGTAGAAGAGAAGAATGAGCTCCAGGCAACCGGCACCGACAGCGACACCGCAAAGATGCGGTTATTTGTGGCATCTAAAAAAGTGTCAGGGCGGCAGGATAATACACTGGCGCAGTATATCCGGGAAATCACTAACTGCCGAAACGCGCTGCGAAAGAATATTGAGGATATCACTACGATGGATCTGCGCTGGTACTTTGGAATGCTCCGGGAGCGGAACAAAATCAGTATGGTTACGCTGCAGGGGCGGATGCGGTACCTCAATAGTTTTTGGACATTTTTGCAAAAAGAGAATCTTGTTAAAGATAATCCAGTGGCGCGTATCGAATCGCTACGTATTGAGAGCACTATCAAAAAGGCGTTTTCGGCACAGGAGTTGGAAGCACTTCGAATGGCTTGCGTCCGTCCGAGGGATCGGGCGCTCATAGAGTTTTTATATGCCACAGGCGTGCGAGTATCGGAGTTGTGTAGTCTAAATGCGGGAGACATAGATTTATACAAGCAGGAGTTTAAAGTGATGGGAAAGGGCAGAAAAGAGCGCCATTTGTATATATCAGACGGTGCGTGCTTCCATCTGTTTAGATATCTGCGGTGGCGTATGGATAAAGAAAGGCTGACAATGGAAGAATTGGCGAATAAGCCGCTCTTTGTGTCAGCTAAGAAGCCGTACAGCCGCATGACGGTGGCGGGAGTGCAGTATCTTGTAAAGAATCTTGGCAAAAAGGCAGGCGTTGGAAATGTGCATCCGCACCGATTCCGTCGGACTTTTGCCACGGACCTTCTAAACCGCGGAATGAGAATAGAGGAGGTTATGGTGTTGATGGGGCATACCAAGATTGAGACGACACTGATATACTGCAATATAAAACAGGACAATGTCAGAGAGTCTTATCGTAAATATGCAGCGTAGGTAGGAGAGTGGCATAACTTTTTAGGTCGGCAGAAATGGCGGCTTTTTTGCTGTGCGCAAAAATAGGAGATGGGAGAGGACAGGGGAGTGGGGGACGATCTGTGACAAAAACAGAGTAAGTTTTCCACAGTTAAATTACGATTTCAAGATGCCACATATATGTCAGTTAAAACGGTTCCATAGTGTCGGTAAACTTTAATTGAGCCCCAGGAGTTGATCAGTAAAACGCTTCCTTTAGCATTATCGTATTTATTGATAAGTCCGATCCATGCCTCGGCAGAATTTCGGTACAGAAGTGCAGCTACACCAGTTTTAAAAGTATTCCAATTAGCATACATGTCATTTTTTATGCCGTTACTGTCGTTGGCACTGACAGTATGAAGAGCATTGGTAAATAAGGCCTCGCTATTTTACTGTGTTATCCCCATTCGCTCCAATTATGATTGTAATCGTAATATCTATACATGATTTTTGAGCTGTGTATCATA